AAGACGCCTAAGACGCCTAAGACGCCGAAGAAGAAGAAGCAGCCGAAGTACGGATATTAATGACCGACTCGCACAAGATAACATGCGTTCGTTGTCAGAACTCTCACCCTGAGACTCTTTATTCTGGCGACGACCGGTTATGTGTGTACTGCAAAGCCGCGATATCTGAACAAACGCCCCAACCGGCAGAAGCTGTACCCGTCACACCGGCGGAAACGACGCTAGAGGCTAAAGCTAAAGCGGAGCTAGCGATGCGGTTCGTTACGCGTCGCCGGCTGCTGCCGTTTGTGGAGCGGTTTAACCCTGACTACCAAGCCGGTTGGGTTCATAAGGACATCTGTAAAAGATTGGAGGAATTTAGTCGTGATGTTGCTGAGAAAAAATCTCCAAGACTTATGCTTTTTATGCCGCCTAGACACGGTAAAAGCACGCTTGCGTCAGTGGCATACCCAGCTTGGCACTTGGGTCGTCATCCAGAGCATGAATTTATTAGTTGTTCGTACTCGGGTTCGCTTGCGATGGCTTTCAGTCGCAAGGTGCGTGGATTGCTACGTGAAGAAGGTTTTAAATCCGCTTTCAAAACTAGATTGGACCCCCAATCTCAATCTGCCGAGGCTTGGCTTACTACTTCTGGCGGTGGTTACGTCGCTGCTGGTGTTGGCGGGGGGATAACGGGAAAGGGAGCGCACGTTCTTGTTATTGATGATCCTGTTAAAAACCGCGAGGACGCTGAGTCTCAGAACTCGCGAGACGCGAATTGGGATTGGTATACGTCAACCGCGTACACGCGCCTCGCACCGGGAGGCGGCATTCTTGTAATTTTAACCAGGTGGCACGATGACGACCTGGCAGGGAAACTGCTGAAGCAAGCGGCTGATAACGGCGAACAGTGGGAGGTCGTGAACTATCCCGCTATTGCAGAAGTGGACGAAGAGTTTAGGAAGCAGGGCGATGCGCTGCACCCCGAACGCTATGACTCAGAAGCGTTAGCTAGAATTGAAAAAGCGGTTGGCCCCAGAGACTGGTCGGCGCTGTACCAACAGAACCCAGTTGCCGATGACGGCGACTATTTCACGCGGGACATGATCCAGTATTACGATCCCGAAGAGATTGATATTGATCGCATGCGGTTCTACGCAGCGTGGGATCTGGCGATTGGTAAGAATGATCGCAACGACTACACCGTTGGAATGGTCGCGGGTATCAGCGAGGACGATGAGATATTTATTGTTGATGTAGTGCGCGGACGGTGGAACGGGTTTGAGATTGTAGAACAGATTCTAGACTTATATGAAGTTTGGAAGCCTAGCATGATCGGCATCGAGAAAGGCCACATCGAGATGGCGCTTGGCCCATTCTTAGAGAAGCGCGTACGCGAGCGCGGACTTTACGAAGCGTACTTTAAAGATTTGAAAACGGGACGCAGAGATAAAGAAGCAAGAGCGCGCGCGATACAAGGTCGAATGCAACAAGGCATGGTGTACTTCCCTAAAAATCAGATGGCTACCGGTCCTTTAGTAGCAGAGTTATTGCGGTTTCCGAACGGCGTACATGATGACCAAGTAGACGCGCTTTCTTGGCTAGGATTAATGATGGCCGAGTTTAGTACTTTTGTAGAACGCGCGGAATATGTTCCGTCATGGCGCGACAAACTCCCCTCGATGTTTAAGGGCGAGAAACATAAATCAGCGATGAGCGCATAAAAGATGAAAGCTACGAAACTATCGGCAGCAAAAGAAGAAGAGATTACACGTACTCAATGGGATCGCTATGAACGTGCTCGCGACAATGGGCATCTTGACTACGTTGATATGGCTAAAAAATGTGATGAATATTATCAGGGTCAACAGTGGGATGATGACGATGCGGCGATGCTTGAGTCAGAGGGTCGCCCTGCACTTACTATTAATACGATCCTTCCTACTATCAACACTATTTTAGGTGAGCAGTCACAGCGCCGCGCGGACATTCAGTTTAAACCCCGTCGCTCGGGTAGTAACGACGTAGCAAGCACTCTAAATAAACTGTACATGCAGATCGCTGATAACAACAAACTAGATTGGGTTGAGCAGCAGGTGTTTAGCGACGGCTTGATACTAGATGGTCGCGGCTATTTTGATGTGCGAATGGACTTTAGCGATCACGTTGAAGGCGAGGTACGAATCACGGCTAAAGATCCCCTAGACATTCTCATTGATCCCGACGCAAAAGACGCAGACCCCAAAACATGGAACGAGGTGTTTGAAACCAAATGGATGACGCTAGACGAGATCGAAGAACTGTATGGGAAAGACAAGTCAGACAAGTTGCTTTTTGTTGCCGAGAACGGCATGTCATACGGGCCAGATTCTGTGGAGTATCAGGAAACGCGGTACGGAGATACAGACAACGAGACAGATGTGTTTGGTGCTGGAGTTCCAGGCGACGACGAATACCGCAACGTTAAATCATTACGCGTCGTGGAGCGCCAACATAAGAAGCTTGCCCGCGTATCTTTTTTCGTCGACCCCGACACTGGAGATCAACGTCAATCTCCCGATGCGTGGAATGACGCAAAAGCTAAAAAATTTGCTAAAAAATATAATCTGTCGCTGATAAGCAAGGTTATCCGAAAAGTGCGATGGACTGTAACGTGTGATCAAGTCGTGTTGTTTGACGATTGGTCGCCCTATAATCAATTCACGATTGTGCCTTTTTTCTGTTACTTCCGACGCGGCAGGCCGTTTGGTGTAGTGCGTAATTTGCTTTCGCCGCAAGAGCAGCTGAACAAGATTGCTTCTCAAGAGCTACACATTGTTAACACAACCGCTAACAGCGGATGGATGGTTGAAAGCGGTTCTCTTGTGGGAATGTCTTCCGATGATCTTGAAGAGCACGGGGCTGAGACAGGGCTAGTTCTTGAGTACGCCAGAGGCACATCTCCCCCGCTAAAGATACAACCAAATCAGATACCAACCGGCTTAGACCGTATTGCGCAAAAAGCCGCTGCCAACATAAAAACCATATCAGGTGTAAACGATTCGATGCTTGGCACTGACAGCGCCGAAGTGTCAGGCGTTGCTATACAAGCTAAGCAGAATCGCGGCGCGATAATGATACAAGTTCCGCTCGACAATCTTCGAAAGACTCGCCATTTTCTAGCGGAAAAAATTCTAAACCTTATACAAACGTTCTACACCGAAACTCGGATTATTCAGGTAACTAACGAAAACGATCCCCTCAAGCCGCGCGAAGAAATGGTAATTAACCAAGAGACTACAGAGGGTGAGATTATTAATAATCTTGCGCTTGGTGAATACGACGTTGTTGTGGCTACAGCTCCAGCACGCGATAGCTTTGACGAAGTGCAATTTGCTGAAGCGATTAATCTTCGGCAAGCAGGCGTCGCTATTCCAGACGACGCGGTCATTGAATACTCGCATCTTTCCAAGAAAGCAGAACTGGCTAAGCGCGTTCGCGTTGCTACAGGACAAGAGCCGCCAACGCCAGAGCAAGCAGAGATGCAAGCCATGCAGTCTCAGATGGCTATGCAGTCGCTACAGCTTGAGGTTGCAAAACTTGAAGCCGAAGTGCGAAAGCTACAATCTGAAGCCGCTGTTAACGTTGCGAAAGTACAAGACGTTGCCGATGTTGATCCTCAACTGCGGTTGGCTGAGCTGCAAGCGAAAGTTCAAATGAACCAAGAGCAGTTGGCTTTACGGCGCGAGCTTTCATCCAACACTAACGCGGTTAGAGAAACTCAATCGCAGACCAGTGCTGCTACTAAATTAGCAACAGCTGCATTTCAACATAGCACCAAGCCGCCGGCCCCAATACCCCAAAAACCTATAAATGAAAGGAGTTCTTAATGAACGAAGAAAAAGACACATCTCAGGAAGAAATGCAGCAGTACGAAGTTATGCCCGGTGCAGACAAGATAGACGATAGCGACGCACCCATGCTAGATCTTAGTTTTGCAGAAGAAGTTGCAGAAGAAGTTGCAGAAGACACTACAGAAGACACTACAGAAGACACTACAGAAGACGAGGCAGAGGTTGAAGAAGAGGCAACTGCTGATAGTGAAGAAGAGGCAACTGCTGATAGTGAAGAAGTAGCCGAAGACGAGGCAGAAGAAGTTGCAGAGGAAGTTCCGGCCAAGAAAAATCCGATGGTTCCCAAGTCTCGACTTGATGAAGTGCTTACTAAACAAAAAGCATTGCAAAAACAATTGGACGATATAAAAGCGGCTAGCGAAAAATCCGAGGAAGCTCCAGAGGAATATGATTTTGACGCAAAAGAAGGTGAGTACCAAACCATGGTTCTTGATGGAGAAACAGACAAAGCCGTGGCCCTTCGACGAGAGATTCGAAAAGCTGAACGTGGGCAATTAGAGTTTGAGATGCGGCAAGAGATGTCGCAAACCGTGCAGCAAGATCGCGCAGCTACTGCGTTACAGCAGGCCGCAACAGCTATGGAAGAATCTTATCCTATGTTTGATCAGAACTCAGATTCGTTTGATGAGTCTCTTACTAACGATGTTGTTGAGTTGCGTGACGCTTTTATTTTTAGAGGTTACGAGCCAGTTGACGCGTTAAATAAAGCGGTTAATTTTGTTGTTAAAGACAATCAATTGACCTCTGTTGTAGATGAGGCTATTCCGGCTCTTGCGAGTTCTTCCAAAAAATCTGTGGATGAAGTAGCTAAGAAACGTTCCCAGGTTTCCAAGAAACTAGCGGCGGCTGAGTCTCAACCTCCCGAACTTCCCGGCGAAAGCGTAGGTCGATCTGATCCTACTGTTGATGTTGCGTCTATGACTGAAGACGAATTCAACGCATTGCCTGAAGCAACCCTGAAGCGAATGCGAGGAGATATTTTGTAATGGCTCATGAGAATAGAAGGGCCGCGCTGTTAAAAAAGCACGGTTTATCGGGCGTAAACAAACCAAAGCGTACGCCTTCGCACCCCAAAAAATCGCATATGGTATTGGCGGCGGTCGGGCATGAAATGAAGCTTATTCGGTTTGGGCAGCAGGGCGTAAAAGGTGCGGGTAAAAACCCAACATCTGCAAAAGATAAAGCGCGGAAGAAGAGCTACTACGCTCGCCACAATGCGCAAGACGCAAAACCGTCAAAACTCTCAGCAAGATACTGGTCGCATAAGGTGAAATGGTAATGCCAAAACCGACCAAACGCAAACCGACCAAACGCAAACCGACAGGGACAGCCACAAAGCGTGATCCAGCAAAATGGGCCGCTGCAAAACGTCGCGCAAAAGCAAGAATGGGCGGTAAGCATTCAGCGCGCGCTATGCAGCTAGCAGTTAAGTATTACAAAGACGCGGGGGGTACTTACTCAGGCGCAAAGAAGACTGATAATAAACTTGCGAATTGGACGAAGCAAGACTGGGGTACAAAATCAGGAAAGAACAGCACTGAAGGAAAGAAAGCGACAGGGGAGCGGTATCTTCCTAAAGCAGCAATGGACTCTCTAAGCACAAAAGAGTATGCGGCTACGACGGCTAAAAAACGAAAAGACACAAAAGCAGGCAAACAGTTTTCGAAGCAACCTAAAGAAATTGCTAAGAAAATATCACGGTACGCATAGGAGCAGTAAAGATGGAAGTTAAGACACTCGTATCAATCGCCCCTTTGGGGGTAGTCGCAGTCGGCGCAATATTTAGTTATGCAACGCTTTCAGCGGAAGCGTCGGGGAACGCAGAAGACATCCGCGACAATAAAACTGTCATCGAGCGTCACACTGAGCAGATAGCTGAGTTAGACAAGAATGTCACTGTTGTTCAAGCCAAGGTCGATTCGGTGCAAGAAGACGTT